TGGTTCCCGAAAAACCATTCTGTACATCGTTAATTAGATAATCTGCCACCTCGCTCTCAAGCTCAGCGTACGCTAGGCTCCCCGCGTAATCGACGGGGCAGTAATAATCGTAACCAGAGACGTATTTCTTAATAATCTTAATTTCTGGCTCTACTCCGTTACCCATGCCAAAAGCAGCTATTCTTTCTGGTTTATCGCTATTTTTCATTTTAGCCCAGTTAGGCGAATAGTAATAAGCCTCTATATCTCCGTCTTTATTATATTTCTCAGCTCTTAGGGTTTGTCTCGGAAAATGCTCCGCTCTATAAACCTTCCCGTCCTTATATAAGACTTGAAAAGAAGCCTCTCCTAAGAGTTTTAAGTCTAAGGCTATCTTCTTTAAGCAATCGTTCTTAAAAATCGATCTAAGGGCAGCATATTCGTCTGTCTTAGTGGAACTATCTAGCGCATCTAGGCCCTTACCGTAAATTAAATTACTTATACCGTTTATAATAGCGTTATTTGTAGTACTATTAGTATAGAGGTCTATAAGGTACTGGTAGTAGTTATTGTCGGACCCGTAAGCGACCCAGTCCTTTTTTTTATCTTCTTGAACCTTAGGCCTATTATAAGAAGAAAGGTTTACTATATGTAAGTTATCCATTATATTAATATAAATTCGTTATCGTCGCTATTTACTGTATAAGCGTTATTGTTTACAGAATAAGTACTTACTGTTTGATTAGTACAGAATATTTTATCTCTAAATATTACTTCACTACTAGCAGTAATCTCTATAGTATAGTAAGTATCTTCTTTTAAACTAAATGTATCGCTATGCTGGTAGTAATAATCTACCTCTGTAAAAGAAGTTGCCGTAGAAGAGTATACCTCTTTATTGGTAGTCTCGTTAGTTATCTTAATAGTATAAGTTACTCCGTCCGTATAGGATCTAGGAATAAAGCTAAAAGTTTGACTACTTGCTGACTCTTGTAATATTATCATACTTATATAATAAAAAAAAGTCTAATTTGTTATAATAAAAAAAGGGTAGCATTTCTACTACCCCTTCTTTATTTAGGAAAGTTACTCGCTAGCTATTAGTCCCTTCCGTAACCGTTACCGTAGCTGAAAGCATTCCAGCGTAAGGATCTGCAGCCGTTGGGCTAGCAATAAAGTTAGCTGGCTCTTTTTCTTGAGCAGTTAAGGTTAAGGTATATCCGCTAAGGTCTCCCATAGCCGCTCCGCTTACTATGCTTCCTCCAGAAACGTCCGCTCCATGTTCTAAGCCCATTAAAAAGACGTTACCGTTATAATCTTCTACCGCTACATGAGGTCTCCCATACGCTAGAAGTTTTAGCTCTTTATTATCTTCCTTAGAAAGTTTTTTAAGAGTAAGGTTTAAAGTTTGCTCGTAGAATACAGTACCATTCTCTCTTGAAGCGTTTACTGTTTGCTCAAAGCTACTATTCCCTTTTAGTTCATATTTGAAAGCCGTAAAGGTTCCGCTTAAATCTGTAATTTCGTCGTCTGTTTTAGTTACGGTTCCTAAATCTCCAAAATCCGTAAAATAAATAGCTTTCAGACCTCCTACTACGTCTTTACAGGGTTCCTTACGTCCTCTTGTTAAATCGCATGCCATATTTATAAGTATTAAAAAAGGGTAGGCAGGCTCTCTGGCTTACCTACCCCTTTAAGTTAAATTATTCTAATTCTTAGTTAGCAGCGTTAGTAATACCGTAAGTTACGATATCTTCCACTACTCCATACTGAACTCCTGCAGTAAATCGCATTACGACTCTTACGTTATCTGAACCGTCTAAGTCGCTCATATCTAATACTTTAACTTCGTTATGATCTGCTAAAAGACCAGTTCCAAAGAATAAGTTAGATTTCTCAGCCGCAATAGCAGTATTGTCTCCTAATCCGTTAGCTACGAAGATTTTTACTCCGTCGAAAGTAAGAGATCCGTTATTCCACCATTGAGTACCCATAGCGTTAGTACCCGCAGCACCTAGTCCAGAAGAACCAAATCCTCCTAAAGCACGAACGTAAGCTCTAGCGATATTCTGAGAAACGTATACGTTAAGATCTTCAGCACCGTAAAGAGCAGAAGGAATAGCGTCTACGATTTTACCTAGCTCAGTAATTACGTTAGAAGCAGTTACTGTAGTACCCGCTACTTCTTGTGCCGCTGGTAAAGCAGCATCTAAAGCTAAAGTAGTAGAGAATCCGTCGAACTGTCCGCTAGTAGAAGTATCTCCAGCCCAGATAGAGTTTTCAGTTCTCTGAGCTACTTTTGCAGCTACATGAGAAATTAAGAAATCACTAAAAGAAGGAGGTAAATCGTGGTGCGCTGAATAGCCCATTTGGATCGCTTCCCAGTCAGAAATAAAGTCTTTCTTACAAAGTTGTAAGTTCACTTGCTGAAATTCAGGTTGTAGAACTCTTTCTGTAAGAGTAATTGTAGAAGTTGCGTCAAAGTCGCATGAAGCATCTTTTACGATATCGTTAGTAGATACTTTCTTAATTACCTCTTTAAATTTTACGTTAGGTTTAACTGTAATCCCTCCGTTTTCGATTGTTGATCCACTTAGAAAGGCCGCACTAATATATTGACCAGCCGATTCCCCTGCGTAAGTAGAAGTAATTGAAGTTGTTGTTGCCATTTTTAATTATTGATTTTTGAAATTTTACTTAATACTCTGTCGTAAGTAGTCGTAGCTCTTTTCTGAGCAAATAGATTTAAATTACGATCTACTTCTTTTTCTGGGTTATGTTTAACCTTAGGAATCTCCGAAAGCTCTTCTTTAATTTCTTCTTTCGCTTCTTCCTCTTTAATTTCTTCGCTAAGTTCTTCCTTAGGCTCTTCAGAAACTTCCTCGCTCATTTCTTCCTTACTTTCAATCATAGCCTTAATCTCTTCGATCATAGACTTAACCTCTGCAAGTTCTTCTTTTGTAGCGTATCCCATTTCTTCTTTATCTTCTTCGAGTTCTGTTTCCTCGTTAAGACTTTCCTCGCTAGGCTCTTCTTCCTCTTGAGCTGCGCCAATAGAATCGATAATTCCCTCTTCTTTGACCATTAAAACGTTTCCGTCCTCTAAAGTATAATCGCCTACGGGTAAAGCTACTTTTTCATCTTCAGTAACGATAAAGACCTCTTGGCCCGCAGCGAAAGACTCTGCTTCGATAATCGTTCCATTTTCTAAAGTAGCCGTCGCTAATTTAACCTCTTCCGTTTCGATAGAAAGAAGCTCTTTTGCTTTTTTTAGTACTTCGGTTGCTTTCATATAGTTATAATAAATTAATAAACATTCTGTTAGATTTTTAAGTAATTACCCATTGGTCTCCTTCCGCATCTTCATTCTCGTATATTGCGGTAATAATGAGTTTTCCGTTTACGTTTTCTTGTACCTTAATGATTCGTTTAACGTAAACTACAGTATTGGTTCCGTTATCATATCCATAATTCGAATATTCGCCTAAACCATATATGGGCCAATATTTAGGTATTGTCCAATCTATTCCGTCAAATACAGAGTCAGGATTATCTAAAGTTTTATTGTCGGGTCTTACTTCTGCTCCTACTTGTATTGTATCGGACATAATATAAACGGGCGAATATCGAGAGAATTGATACATTACTTCTCCTACCGCATCTGTAATATCGGTTAAATTCTGTATATCAAATATTTTATAGGTAGGCGATGAACTACCCGAGAAAAAAATCTGAGACGAAATATTTGTTGTTTCTCTATAACCTGTAGTAAAACTAACGAAAGTATTACCGTCAACAATTTCTTCTATTGAAGAAGGAGTTCCCGAAGAAGGTAAGTCTATGGAACTTAAAGATATACTAGTAGTAGATACCGTAGAACTCGTAGACAGACCATTAGAATCGGTTATAGTACCTCCGTTTAAATCAATAGTACTAGATGCCGTTGCTGAGGTTATATCTGTATCTGCGGCCTGTAAACTATAATTAAAAGTTAGTTGACTTGTAGTACTACCACTAGCGTAATTAAAGGTTCTAGTATTAGTATTTAAATTTACGTCTATAGAAGGAGTCCCTCCTGTTGTATCTACCGTAACTGTATCGGTATAGGTAACTACTAAAGGCAATGTATCTCCTACTGCGTAAGTTCCCGTACTAATTGCTATACTGTCTATAGTTGCTGGCTCTATTGTTTCTCCCCCTACTGAAATAACGGTATTAGTAGTATCTATATTTACTATATTAGAAGTACCTTGACTTATATCATAGTAATCGTCGTTAGTTGTAGTAG